AATGCACCCACTACACCTATCCCAGGACGCCCCACAGAGAGCGCAGCGGGGATGGTTGCGGAACTAACCCTAGTATCTCCTGGAAGTGGTTATCCGCCCAATGTGACACCTCTCACGAACCAACAGACTTCGGAGATAAATTCAGACGAGTTAGAAATTACGACTCAGGGTGGTGCCGACATTCAGACACAGGCTGGATTAAATATTGTTTATTCCACTGGAGGTGTAAAAACCGATGGTGCTAATTTAACAGTTAACATTGGTGAACAAAGAACCACGACTAATGGAATCACAAATGTTTCTATTTACAATGTGGGAAATGGATACGAAGTAGGAGATATAGTCTCCATCAATGGTGGCGGCAAGGGAACACCGGCGTTGTTTGAAGTTAGTAAGATTAAGACAGAGTCTCCTGTGTTTGGTGTGGCACCAATTGAGACACAGAATAACTACATCGTTCTTCCTGATGATGTGGTGGGTGTTACTGGCGTGATGAGAAGTCTGAACACGGACTTGACAGGTATCTTCCCTGGTGGTTCTATCTTCCCTATGTTGCTGGGTGGAATGCTGGGTAACGACCAGGCGTGTGGAGATGTAGGATATAACCTGGTGAGTTATGTGGCAATGAGAGAGTATATGGCAACCATAGAGTTTCTATTCTTCCCTCCTATTCAATATAACTTTAACCAGAGAACACACAGGTTGTTTATGGATACGAAAAACTTCGGCAGAGAAGAAGCAGGAGTCGGAGGGAAACTTTTGTGTATAGAATGTATGGTGAAACCGAGTCCTGATGTTTATCCTGACTTATGGAATGACTTGTGGATGAAGAAGTACGCCACAGCATTAGTTAAGGCACAATGGGGTAGAAACCTTACCAAGTATAACCAGGTTAACTTACCTGGCGGTATCACAATGAATGGAGATCAGATTCTCCAACAGGGTAGAGAAGATTTAAAGGAACTAGAAACAAGATTCTCGATGGACTGGGCAGACCCACCATTGGACCTGGTAGGTTGAGGTAAGTTATGTCACCAACAACAAATCCATTTTTCAGTAGCACAACAGGTTACTCCGGCGAACAAGAACTGGTAAACAGTCTTGTTATCGAACAGATTGCTATGTTCGGTGTAGATTTACTCTACATGCCAAGAGAGAATATCAATTTAGATAGGTTATTGCACGAAAGCACCAAGGATGTATTCCAGTTAGCCTTAAGTATTCCGATGTATATCAAGTCCTTCGATGGATATGATAACAGCATCGAGATTCTCTCTAAGTTTGGTGTCCGTTCCTCTGATGAACTGACACTTATTATGTCACGCTCACAGTGGTCAACATATTATGCACCTTATGTGAAGAACCTTTATAACAATCAGAGTGACCGTCCAGAACTAGCACAGAACAACCCTCTGGAAGGACAGACATCTAGAAGACCGAAGGAAGGGGATATCATTTACTTCCCTTATGATGATGGTATCTTTGAGATTAAGTATGTTCAGTTTGACACACCCTTCTTCCAGTTAGGGAAGGGGTATATTTATGAGTTGCAGTGTGAGAAGTTTGAGTACTCTGGTGAGGACTTTAAGACTGGCATTCCTCAGATTGATGAGGTTGCTGCTCGTTCTAATTTCCCCAATCTTCAGTTTACATTTGAGCCAGGTGGCACCGGTACTTTCCAGTTCCAAGAGAAAGTTAAGATATATGATGTTGATGGACCAATTGAGGACTTTCAATTGTATGATGACAGCGGTTTAATCCGTAGAGTTCCTCATGTGGAAGCCACAGTTGCCACTTGGAACATTGTAACTAGACAGTTGTCTGTATCTAATGTCACTGACATGGATCCTGAACAGATTGACCTTGTTACTGGCAACACAGATATCAATAAGTTTGATACCACTTTAGTTGTGGGACAGACTAGTGGAGCATCTTGGACTTCTATCAATGCGGATCAGAAACCCAAGGCGTTTGATGATGCTAAGGTTATTCAGGAAGAGTTTAACGAGATTAAAATATACGACCAACAGGATGTAAATCCTTTTGACTTTTATTGATATACTAAATAGTAGTGACGAACAAGAATAAATTATTATGGGTGGATCATACTACTACCACCAGATTTTTCGAAAGTCTATTATTGCTTTTGGGTCAATCTTCAACAATATTATTGTTAAGAGAAAGAAACCAGGAGTTGATAGACCAACAAGCGAAGATTCCTTAGAATCATTTAAGGTACCCATCAAGTATGGGCCTTATATGAAGTATCTGGCAATCATTGCTGCTGAACCCAATGCGGAACGGCAACAGTTACAGATCTCTATGCCTCGTATGTCCTTTGAGATCAAGGGACTGAACTATGATGGTTCTAGGAAACTGGTTCCGACTCAGTTTGCTAAGACAGTTCCTCCTGGCGGAACAGATGATGCTGGCAGACCTGTTCAGTATTCGCAGTTCCTTCCTGTTCCTTATAACCTAGAAGTAGAACTGAACATCCTGTCAAAGAACCAGGATGATGGATTGCAAATTATTGAGCAGATCCTTCCTAACTTCCATCCTTCTTTGAATGTTTCTATCGAAGTTATTGATGCCACTCACGAAGAGCGTGATATTGCTATTGTTCTAAATGGTATTGGATACACTGACGACTATGTTGGTGATTATACTCAGAGAAGAACTCTTATCTGGACTCTTAATTTCACAGTGAAGACTTACCTCTTCGGTCCTGTGGATGCATCGAGAGACATCAGGAAGATTGTTCTGGATTATCGTACAGATGTCAAGAAGAGAGCAACAGAACTACGATACACAGCAGAAGTAGAGTCTACTCTTACTCCTCCTGTTCCTAGAGATAAGATTGATCCTAATGAACCAGATACATACAAGGTGGTTGAGACATACGAAGATATCTTTGGTAATGACAACTCTTATTTTGGGGTAGACTGAAATGACTAAGTCCTTTGAATCATTAGACGAAACATTTGACATCACTCCTACGGAAGTTGCGCCCAAAGCAATCAAGAAGGTGAAACCTATCATTGAAATTGATAAGGATGGTGACAGAGAAAAGGATTATACCTATGCTCGTTCTCAACTATATAATATTGTAGAGAAGATGCAAGAGGGTGTGAGTGAAGCCATGGAAGTTGCCATGGAACAACAGCATCCAAGATCATGGGAGGTAGCCTTTGCCGGTGCTAAACATGCAGCTGATATTGTAGACAAACTTGCAGATCTTCATAAGAAGATGAATGATCTTGAGAAGGATGATCCTAAACCTCAAGCAACACAGAATGTTCAAAACAACATGTTCGTGGGTTCCACGGCAGAGTTACTAAAAGCATTGAAGGAGAGCAAGTAATGTTGAATTATCGGGAGTTGATGGAGAAGAAGTATCGTGATGTTGGCAAACCAGGTAGTTCTGTCAAAGAATTTGAGAAAGATGCACATTCTCAAGGTATCGATCTAGGTGATGCTGAGAGAGATGCACATCACATTAAATATCCTAATGCAAGGTATAGGAAAGGTGGAAAACCAGTCAAAGATACTTTGATTAGTGGCGAATTATCTGGTAATAGGTTTAATTCATATAACCACACTCACGGAAACACTCTTCGTGATGCTGTGAAAGCTTCAGGTAGAAAGAAGCCTAATACACCTGCGCAAAAGGAAGCAATCAGGAAGCAGGCAGCAGAGAACAAGGCAAAGAAAGCAAAGCATAGAGATCCATTTACTCGTGAGCACTCTGAGTGGTGGTTGAATATGTGGCGCATTGATGAAGCCATGGATGGCGAACAGGAGAAGGCAAGAAGAGTAAAGCAGATGGCAAAGCCAAAACCTGGTGCACCAGTTGGAGGAACTCGATCAACTATTTCTGCTGCCAGACCAAGCAATACTGTTAAGAAACCTGATGTATCAAAACCGGTATCCGGTGGTAGTGTGAAGACTGCATCTCCTGGATTAGGAATGCCTGGATCTCTATCAACACAAAGATCAGCTGCCGATGCTGCTGGTAAAGCAACAGCTGCTAAAGCTTCTGCAGACAAAGCAAAGAGAGATAGAGCTGCCGCATTTAAACCTGAACAGCAAAAAGCCGCTGCAGCTGCTAAATCACTTGAGCGTGACGTGAGAACTGGGTCTAATAGACCACAGTCTCGTCCTCCTTCTGCTAATAAGTCAACAGAGAGAACTCGTGCTGGCGGTGGCGCTTTGAAAGTAAGAACACCTGATGATGAAAGAAGAGCAAAAGCAATGAGTGTGCAATCAAAGAGAGATGCACAAGAAAGGGAAGCAAAAAGACCACAGGCTCAACCACCAAGAAGACCTGGACAGGCAGAGGCAGAAAGAAAAGCAAGAGACAAAAGAGTTGATGGTATCAGAAACAAAAAGACTAATAAGCAAATGGCACAACTCAACAGAGACAAGCAAGGACCCGGAGGTCAATTGAAGTCCATGGCTGGTGGAGAGATGTTTATTAGAGATAAGAAAACTGACACTAAGCAAACTCGTGACAAAAAATCAGCCATGAGAAACAAAGCCCGAGGAGACTTTACTAAGAAGAAAGTTCAACAGACTGGTAACTTTGTTAAGAGTCTTCCGGGTAAAGCTTTATCAGTTGCTAAACCAACAGTCGAATACGATTCTGTTCCAGATAGCAAAGCAGATAAAGTCACAGGATCTAAAGAGATCATCAGAGGGAAGCGAGCCTAAATAACAACATAAAGAACTGAACGCTGTAGCGATGGGTATTTCTAAAAGGTTAGACGAGACACTAGATAATCTGGATCTTGATTCTTCCGCACGGGAAATAAAGGATCAAATTATCTCCAAGAGTCTAAACAGTCTCAAGGAGAAGATGTCCGGTTTGGACATTCGAGTTGAGAAGAAAGATAATGAAGTTGTAACTGAGGCACCTGAGCCTCGTTATAAAGGAACTGAACTGGCTGATATTGCTCGCGGTGTTTATCGTGACAACATTAAGTCTAGGGACAGGGCTGATAAGATTGATAATGTAGAGAAGAAAGATCCAGCTGGTACTGCCGGTACACCTAGCACTATTGCTAACAGAGCAAATGTAAGGGCACTCTCTCGTTCTCTTGCTGGTATGAGGAGTTCAGGTAATGAGGGAAAGACATCGCCAATGGGACCCAACGGAGTCGGCAATCTGGGGAAACTTAGTCCGACTGGTGATAACGGTATTGGTAACGTCACTAATAATTTCGATAACTATTACGCTCTGACTACTGACATGACTCTTGAGGAGTATGAGCAGTATGTGCATAACATCTTTGAGGGTGAGAAGTGTGGGTGCGATCATAAGAAAGAGGAGGATAGAAAAGATGCAATGCCCAAAGGTGATGTTGGGTATGAGATTCATAAAAAAGCAGTAGATCAATAAAAAGAATTAAACAAAAACCACAACAAAATAACAAAACACAAAAAAAACCAAAACACACAACA